CATATTTTTATTCGTAATAAAGTATTTAAGCTTTTGTTTATAATAATACATATATGGAAGATTATTATAAATGTTTGGGAGTGAGCGAGAATGCTTCTCAAGATGCTATCAAAAAAGCCTTTAGAAAACTTTCGTTGAAACATCATCCAGATAGAGGTGGTGATAAAGCTACTTTTCAAAAAATAAATGAAGCTTTTCAAACATTAGGGGAACCCGACAAAAGACAAATGTATAATATGCAACGCAATAGTCCTTTTGGTGGAATGTTTGGTGGAGGTCAAGGAGATATGGGTGATGTTCCAGATATGCCAGATTTCTTGAAAGCAATGTTGTTTGGCAGTATGGGAGGAGCTCCAGGAATTCATAGACAAAATAGTTTCTCTGGTATGGGTGGTCCCGGAATGCCACACGTTCAAATTTTTAGAAATGGTATGCCAGTTAATATGAATAATATGAGAAAACCCACGCCTATTATGAAAACGATAGAAATCACAATGAAACAAGCTTATGCAGGAATGAAATTTCCACTAGAAGTAGAGAGATGGATTAATGAAGAAGGAAGTAAACGGGTTGAAAAAGAGCGGTTATATGTAGATATTCCCGCAGGAATAGACAATAATGAAATTATAATTATGCGAGATCGTGGGAATATATTAGCTGAAGATTGTCGTGGAGATATTAAACTTTTTATAAAAATTACAAATGATTCCAAACATATGGTGAGACACGGTATGGATTTGGTTTTTGAAAAAAATATTACTTTAAAAGAAGCTTTATGTGGATTTGCTTTTGATATTGAGCATCTTAATGGCAAAACTTACACTATTAATAATAATACTGGGAAGATTATTACACCACAGTTTCAAAAAATGATACCTCAAATGGGTATGAAAAGAGGCGAACAAGCAGGAAATTTAATTATAAATTTTAAAATCAAATTCCCAGATGATTTAACGGATAATCAGCGTATTCAGCTTAGTGAAATTCTTTAAGTGCTGTTTGTAATCGTCCCGTTGGAGAAACTGCATACGGTTCCGCCAGCTGCATCTTTTAGGGTCGATAAAACTTTGTTAAAAGTAACAGTGGGGGCATCTCCAGTAATTATATTTGCACTAAGTGTAAGTGTTACTTTACCGGTTCCGAGATCGATCGAAAGGGAGGTAACCGTTGGCAATCCTCCAGCGACAGTTCCCCCAATTGTAAATTCACTAGTGTCAACATTGATTCCCTGAAGAATAGCTGCTGAAAATGTAATAACAACTTCATTATCGATGTTATTTGATCCAACATCAGCAGAGACAAAATCTATCACATTGTTAACAACCGCCGACGCACCGAAATCGGTGAGTTGATTTGCTTGTGCATCTTCGAGGACCGTGGTTGATGCGGCAAATGCAACAGTGGGGGTATCAGTATTCACCACATTTGCACTAAGTGTAAGTTTTACTAGTCCGCCATCAAGAGCAATCACGGTAACGGTCGGGTTGGAGGCAACTCCCGCAATTGTAAAATCGGCAAGAGTATTGGCACCGCCAATAGCAACAATAGGTTTTGATGCTGTAATAAAAAGTTCATTAGCGTTGCCATTTTCACCAACTTGTGCGATAGAAAATATTGGAGGGGCGTAAAAGACAACATCAGTACCGGAGATTGCAGGTGTTCCTCCTGTTAATACATTTCCATCACTATCTTTAACAGTTGTTCCAATACTAAGTAGTAAAGGTGGATATTGTTCAAGAGTAGATACGATAGATTTTATAGAACCGTCTTGTGGACTCTCAGTGCCGTCCAGCGTGTATGAGAAGGTAAGAGTAGATCCCGCTGCAACTGGAAGCTCTATTTCAGAATCTATTACGGTATTGTTTATTTTAAAAGGTAATTTGACATCCGTAGACGCCAAAGGCGCCGCCGACGTCACAGTTACAGGCTTATTAAGTTCTACAGTAAATGTTAATTTGTTGCCGGCTATAGCGATAGCAGGGTTAGCATTGTCTGATTCTACTGTAATTGCACTAACCTGAAATTCTCCGAATATGGCAACTTGTTTAGCGGTGAATGTTGCAACTTTATTTCCTGCTACATCCATTAAAGGTGAACTCGGTATTGTATTGTCGTAATCAAGTGTAATATTCTCCGCAGTGTTTGGGTCTGCAACAACATTAGCAGAAAGCGTAAGTTCTACTTTACCATTAACTACAGTTGCTGCATTAATTGTAGTGCCCGGCGGGGCAAGATTTAGATTGAATGCAGCCGCAGGTAAAGTTGGATTGGCTTTAATTGGCTCACTAAATGTAACAATAATCTTGTTTTTAGCCGTTGAAAATACCTCAGCACTTACTAATGTTGGGGCGGCTAAATCTATTGTAATATTAGGGATTTTAGCAATATATTCTACGTTATTGATATTCCAACCCTTAGATGGGCTTATTTTTCCTCCTGTTAATTTTAATTTAATATCTGATATAACAACCCCATTTGTCAGCCCGCCAATACCAGTGTCAAACGCTTGACTTATTTGAACAAAATTCTCAACAGTGACTGCCGCTGTTTGAGTAATAAGAACTGATGCTACTGGTGCAGATCCAATTTTACCTGTCAATTCAATCTTAGCATCGTTAATATTTGTTTTGAATTTTAGTATGAGGTCTGCTGTGTCGGTTCCAGTATAATCGAACTGGTCTATGAAACCAAAAGCCGACGCTGCTGGTTTAGATGGAACTGAACTTCTTTTTTTACAAATGCTTCTTGAACCAGCATTTCCTAGTTTACATACTCCTAAACCATTGGAAAACATAACATTCACTGGTTTAGATGTTGCAAGGCGTGACCTTGCGCGCGATCTTGCATTAGATCTTAAAAACGTCATTATATATTTACTAAAGATTAAATATATAAAATATTTATGAAATTCTCTTTGTGGCAATGTCGGCACTTACAATATAAATAGAGTTTTCTGTAATTATAATATATTCTGTTTCTACCTTATAAATCTTACTGATTGGGCTAGTGTATTCATCCTCGCTTTTTACAAGCAACTTTTCTCCGTTCTCTCTAACTCCGATTAAAACTTCTTTATCAACAGAAGCTGTCCAATAGTCATACATAATAGGCTTATCTTCTACAATGCCTAATTTTGCCGTGTGTTGGAGGGTAAGGTTCACTGGTAATCTATAGTTTGTCTCACTCTGAGCAGCTTGTGATTGTTCACTCATATAATGATTATCGCGTCTAAATCTTTAAATACTTATTTACTTAAAAATAATATATCTATCTTTAATAATGAATACCAGTGATTCCCAAAATATTTATGATACTGAAAATTATAAAAAATCTTTTTCCGCAATGCAATATAAGCATTTTACAAAACTATTTATTGAACTTATTAATGAGTTTTTAGCTCATTTGTGTGATAAAATTTTACTTCAAAATCAATCAAAATATTTTTTTGTTTTGCAACGTGGTATAGAAACAATAACACATATTTTTAGAAGTCTTCTTTTATATACTAAAAATATTGAGTTAACAATATATCATTGTAAACGTGCTTACATATACTATGTTGAATTCATAGGACAAATTGGTGATGATAAAAATACATATTTACAATTGAATTCTAAAGACGCTACTTTATTTGTATACAAAAAAACATTATTTGAAATTAATAATGAATATCGTAAGAATTTTACAATTGACAATAAAGATAAAACTATTTTAGAAACTACAAATAGACTAAATAAAATATATACACAAATATTACTGTATATTTTGTCTATCGATAAAATATCAATAAATAATCGTGATACTGTCGTTACTTTTGCTACAAGAAGTGCTAGTAAAATTGTTGAAAAGCTACTAAATTATGATGTTTCGATTGATGATCTAACTGAAAAAATAGAGATTTATACGTATTTTATTGAAATAATGAAACATAAAAATATTGATAGTATTAAATATGGTAATATTATGGAATGTTTTATAAAAAAATTAAAAAAGAATGAAATTACTAAAAAACAAATAGATGAAAAAATTTATAGCAGTAGTTTTGAAAATGTTATCCAAAACTGTTCACCATATAAATGTATTTTTTGGTTATACAGTTAATATTATTGTTTTTTTGTGCATTTTTGTTTGCGTCTTTTTCTTTTTCTTAGGCATATTAGTTATTGTTCTTATTTCAAAATATTCGTCTCTTAAAATCTCCTTCAGAAAATCATAGATAATATGTAGAATGTCCTCATCACAATGACCAACAATTAATACACTTCCCGTTCTAAATATCATAAATGATATTTCAAGACATATACTTTTTGTTTTGCTGTTTTTTTTTCCACATTGGACAGAACAATTGCAAACTCCCCTATTTTCTTGTTTGGAATTATAATAATATTTACACTGTATACCCGGATAAGAGCACGGATCATATGTAACATTAAGATTATACTTGTATTTTAATATATTATAAAACTTGTCTCTGTCTATCTCAAATCCACAATCAAAATTAGAGTTTATTAATACTGTTTGAATATCATTTTTATTATAATTAATTTTATTTGAGAAATATGGGTTAAGCAAATTTACCAATTTTTCTAGTGTTAGTATCAATAGATCATCGTGTTGTATACCCGGAATTTCTAGTTTTCCTGTATTAAATACTTTCACGTGTATTTCTTTAAATATTTCCTTGTATTTGAGTCTTAATATTACTACAAAACAATTGTAAAAGGCACCCCGTTTCTTTTTTCTATAGGTAGTTAAATCTTTTTTACTTATACCAACATTGATCTTTCTTACATCTTTATATTTTATTTTTCTTGCATTGGGATTATTTATTTGAGAAATAATATCAACATTACAATTTTCCAAATCTTTTAATTTTTTCTCTAACTCTTCCACTTGTAAAGGAGTATCACTATTTATCTTAATCTGTTTTTTTATAACACCTTCTTTTGGTAAATAATATTTTAATACTGGTATTTTCCAAAAAATTTCTTGCAATGGTATTTTTGTATCTAAATAGGCTATTTTGGTTTTAGTTGAAATGTATATACTGCCACATTTAGGAATTTCTTGTTGGTCAGATTTTAACACTACATTATTCTCAGGAATAAATCCTTCCTCATCTTCACAAAATTTTTCCCATTCTTCATCTACGGATGTTGTCATTCTTTATATTCATTTTAAAGACTATATTTAAATCAATTTAATAAAATTTCTTTTCTACAGTTAAATAAATGGATTCATACGGAATCTCTCCTTCCA